GGTCTGCGATCACGGCCGGGAAATCGGGGAGGGGGGTATCTCGCGATGGGGTATCGCGTGAAGAGAGGCAGGAGGTCTCTATGGGACGCAGAGCGTTGCCAGCGAATGTGCATCTACTGCGGGGCAACCCGAGCAAAAAATCGGCAGGTGCTCTGCTCGATGACGTGGTGCGGCCGCCAGTCGCGGTTCCGCCGTGCCCGAAATTCCTCCGCGAGGATGCGCGCGCGGAATGGCGGCGGATTAGCGGCCATCTCGCGCAGCTCGGGCTCATCGCCGAGATCGACCGAGCCGCGCTGACCGCGTACTGCGTCGCGTGGGATGACCTCGCCTGGGCGCAGAAACGAATCGCGGCGCTCAATGACGAAGCCCAGAAAGCGGGCGATGGAACCGGCGAGCGGGGCCGTATCTGGGACACCCCTTCGGGCTACAAACAGATCAGCGTCCCGATGCAGATACGCAATCGTGCGATCGAGATCCTCGCGAAATTCGTGGGCGGATTCGGCATGATCCCCGAGGCCCGCTCGCGCGTGACCGCGGGCGACCCGCAACTATCGTTCGAGGGAATGGACAAACCCGATGAGGGCGGATGGGGGCGGTTCGAGTAGCAGACCACGTCGGCGAGGCGATCGAATACGCGCAGCAGGTCCTTGCCGGCGAAATCTCGGCCTGCAAGTGGGTGAAGGCGGCGTGCCGCCGCCAGCTCGACGATCTCGAGCGCTGGGAATCCGATCCGACGTGGCCGTATGAATGGCGCCCCGCGCTTGCCGACCGAGTGATTCGCTTCGTCGAGTTGTTCCCGCACGTCAAGGGGGGGCACGGCTGGAACGCGGGGCAGCCGATCCGTCTCGTGCCCGCACAGAAGTTCGGCTACGCGTGCGTGTTCGGCTGGGTCCGGAAAACGGACGGCAGCCGGCGCTTTCGCACCGTGTACGAGGAGGTGCCGCGGAAAAACGCGAAAACGACGCGTCTTGCGCCGATCTGTCTCTACATGCTCACCGCGGATGGCGAAATGGGCGCGGAGGTCTATAGCGCGGCGACGAAAGAGGAGCAGGCGCGGATCGTCTTCGAAATCGCCCAGCAGATGGCGCGGCTCAAGCCGGATTTTCGGGCGCGATTCGGAGTCGAAGTGTTCCGCAAGGCGCTCGCGGTACGGGAGAGCGCGAGCAGCTTCAAGCCGCTCGCCGCCGACGCCGACAGCCTGGACGGTCTCAACGTCAGTTTCGCGGCGATCGACGAGCTCCACGCGCACAAGACGCGTGCGGTGTATGACGTGCTCGACTCTGGCCGCGGCTCGCGCGCACAGCCGCTCCTGTGGTCGATCACGACGGCTGGATCGAATCGCGCCGGAGTGTGCTTCGATGTGCGCACCTACCTGACGAAGATTCTCGGCCACACGCTTAAACGCCACGCGGGCCTCGGCTACCCGGTGACGGGCGAGACCGCCGAGGATGAGACGTTCTGGGGCATCATCTACACGATCGACGACGGCGACGACCCGTTCGACGAGCGAGTATGGCGGAAGGCGAATCCGCTGTACGGCATCTCGGTTGATCCGGCCGACCTGCGCCGGATGGCAGCGGTGGCGCAGGTGCAGGCGCAGGCGCTCACCGAATTCCTCTCCAAGCGGCTCAACGTCTGGGTCAACGCGGATGCCGCCTGGATGAACATGTTGCAGTGGGATGCCTGCCGCGACGCGGCGCTCAAGCGCGCCGACTTCGCCGGGGCGGATTGCGTCGTGGCGCTCGATGCCGCGTTCAAAAAAGACTTGTTCGCGAAGGTGACCGTCTTTCGCCGGCTATGCGATGACGGTCCGCACTACTTCGTGACGGGCCGCTATTTCACGAACCAGGCGCTCACCGAGACGAAGGGTAATGAACACCTGGCGGGCTGGGTTCGCGACGGCTGGATCCGCACCACGCCGGGCAACGTCCTCGACATCGAGGTGGTGCGCGAGGAGCTGCTCGCCGAGACCCGCGCGCATCAAGTGCTCGAGGTGCCATTCGACCCCGCGCAGCTCACGCAGTTTGCGACCGAGATGCTCGATGAGGGCTTGCCGATGGTCGAGTTGCGCCCGACCGTGCTGAACTTCAGCGCCGCGATGAAGGAGGTCGAGGAGCTCGTGGCCTGCGGCCGGCTGCATCATGACGGGGATCCGGTGCTCGCGTGGGCGATCGCGAACGTGGTTTGCCATCGCGACGGCAAGGACAACATCTACCCGCGCAAGGACGATCCGTTGAAAAAGATCGATCCGGCGATCGCGCTCTTCATGGCGATCGCGCGCTGGCTCAGCAACCCGGCGCCGACCGCGAGCGTCTACGAAACGCGCGGAGTGCTCACGATATGACGCGGAAGCCGAAATGAAGATCGCAGGCTGGGAGATCAACCGGACGCGAGGCGCTGCGCGCGCGCTCCGCGCAAGCGGCGCGCGCGGGCAGCGCGCCCACGAGGAGGGCAACGGGACCAGTTGGCTGCAAAACCTGGTCGAGATTTTCGCCGGCCCACGGAGCGCCGCCGGGGTGCGGGTGAACCCGCACAATGCGCTCACGATCAGCGCGGTCTATACCGCGGTGCGGATCATCGCCGGGACGATCGCGTCGCTGCCATTGCATGTTTACCGCCGCGATCAGGACGGCCGTTCGACTCTCGCGCTGCGGCACTGGGCCTATCCGCTCCTGCATGACAGCCCGAACGAATATCACTCGTCGTTCGTCTGGCGGGAGCTGATGGTCGCGCACGCGATGCTGTGGGGCAATGCCTATGCCCGGATCGAATGGATGGGCAACGGCAGCGCCGCAGCCTTGTATCCCCTGATGCCGTGGCTCGTGACGCCCTACCTCGCCGCGGACGGCGAGAAACGCTACGAGGTGCGCCTCGCGCGGGGCGGAGTCGAGGACCTCGAGTCCGATGAGGTGTTGCACGTTCCGGGCCTCGGCTGCGATGGCCTGCGCGGGCAATCGGTCATCGCCGCGCAGCGCGACGCGCTCGGGCTCTCGAAGGCGATGGAAATTTTCTCGAGCGCCTTTTTCCGGAACGGGGCGAAGCCCGGGGCGGTGCTCGAGGTTCCCCAGCGCATGAACGAGGTCGCGCAGGCGAAGCTCAGCGATTCGATCATGGAGCGATTTGGCCACGTCGAGGATGCGTTCAAGATCGTGGTGCTCGAGGAGGGCGCGAAGCTCCATACCTACACGATGCCGCTCGAGGACGCGCAGTTGCTCGAATCGCGAAAATTCAGCCGCGCCGAAATTTTCGGCTGGTATGGCGTCCCACCGCATTTGGCGGGCGACACCGAGCGACAGACCTCCTGGGGCACCGGCATCGAGCAAATGGACATCGGCTACGCCAAGCACACGATCACCCCGTGGCTCGTGCGGATCGAGCAGGAATGCGCGCGGAAGCTCTTCGGCCGCGGCTCTGGCCTCTACGCGCGGTTTTCGCTCGATGGCCTGCTGCGCGGCGATTTCGCGAGCCGGATGGAGGGCTTCGCCAAAGCCACGGGGGGGCCGTTCCTGAGCCGAAACGAGGTTCGCGAGCTCGAGGACTGGCCGGCGATCGCCGGCGGGGAATTCGACCGGCCGCTGCGACCGCTCAACATGAGCGCACTGGAGGAAGCGGCAGGCGGTGAGGGCGCCGATAGCGGCGCGGCGAGCGACGCGACCGCCCCGGCCGATGACGCGAGCGCATCTGCCGCGCGCGCCGATGCCGCTCGCGCGGTCGAGATCCACGTCGCGGCCCCCGCGGTGAACGTCGCGCCGCCCGCGGTCACCGTGTTTTCCGGAAGCGCCGTCGACCATGAGCTGCAGCAGCGCGGGGAGGCCCGCGATCGCGCGTTCGCCGAGCTGGCGATTCGCGTCGATGAGAACGAAGCGCGTGCGGAAGCCCGGGTCCGCGCCGCGGCCGAACAAGCGGTCCACGCCAACGAGGAACTGCGCGAGCGGCTTTGCGAGCTGCAAAGCGAAGCCGGTGCGCTCGCCGCGGCGGTCGAGCGCCTCGGGCGTGCGCGGTTCCGCAAGCTCATCTGCGATGCCGAGGGCAATCCGATCGGCGTGCAGGACGTCGAATCGCTCGAGGAGATAACCCGATGAATGAAAACGATGCGGTTTGCTGGTTCACGCCATTGCGGACCTTCGCATGGCCGGAGCTCGGCTCCGAGTACGTGCGCGGCCTGAGCTACGCGCTCGCGCCCGACAATGCGCCGCTCGCCGAGGCGCTCGCCCAATGGGAGCGGGAGGGCTGGGTGCGCGTGAGCCATTCCCGCGCGGGAATCGGTGGTGCCGGGCGCGTCGGCGGCCGCGGCGCGGTGGGAGGCTGAAAAATGGCGACGACCCATGCAACGGCAGTGCGCAACAGCCTCGCGGACCTCGTCGTCGATTTGCTCGACGCCGGCTCGCCATCCGGGGGCTACCTCATCTTCCTGACGAGCGGCGACGTGGAAGTGGCGACGCTCGCATTCGGGCTGCCCGCGTTCGGCTCGGCATCGAGCGGCACCGCAACCGCCAACGCTATAACCGCCGATGCGAGCGCCACCGGCGGCACCATCGCCAAGGCGAAGCTCACCGATAATTCCGGCACCGGGCTCGTGTTCTGCTCGGTCACCGCCGCCGCCGGCGGCGGCGACATCGAACTCACCGGCGGCGTAGTGGTCGCGGCGGGACAAACCGTTTCGATGTCGAGCCTCACCTACAGCGCGCCCGCCTGAAACGCACGCCGCACCGGCGGGATGCCAATGCTCAATCTGACATGGGCGGACGATCCAGCGGCCCGGAGCGATCTCGCGTGATGAGCTAACCATGCCCACCCTCAACCTGAAAGCACTCGGCGTCTGCGCGGGCGGCGGGCACATCCAGATGCGCTTCTCACTCGGTGCGCAGACGCGCGAGGTGACGCTCGAGCGCGACGAGATCCTGAGCGCGATCGACGATGAGGAGTTGCAAGCGGTCGCCGAACTCCTCATCCGTATCTACGCGAGAGGCAAGAGCGTGCAGGAAGTGCGCACGGGCCTCCTCGCGGGCGTTGACGTGGTGGTGCCGTGATCGCGCTGCCGAGTCCGATCTGGTATCCCTGTTCCCAGTTGATGGGGATGTTCGACTCGGTCGCGCAGGGCGGCCGGATCGGTAACACGACAACGATCGATGCCACGAACGAGGCGCTGCACCTCTGCGGGCGCGTGTGTCTCGCCGATCGGGGTGAAGGCGGCGGGCGCACGATCTCCTCGAGCGGCGGGAAAATCCACTTCCTCAGCGGGGACTCGCTGACCTGGGCGAGTGCTGGATCGACGCTACGCGTCGGACTCCAGGATCTCGATACGGCCAGCAATCCACCGCACGGCGATGGCACGTTCGACGTGTACGACGATCTCGTTCAAGGCACCGACTCGCTTTCGAACACCACCTGGACGAGCGTGACGATGTCGAGCGGGACCAAGACGCTCTCGCACGGCGATCTGGTCGCCGTAGCGTTCACCTTCACGACCCGTAACGGCTCGGATGCATTCAAGCTGAAAGGCATGCCGACGACGAACTACGGCGGCGGGATGCCGGAGACGAGCGTCTATACCGGGAGCTGGGGCAGCACGGGCTATCTCCCGTGCCATCTCATCGAGTTCGACGATGGCACGTTCGGCTGGATCGAGGGGACGGCCCCGCTTTCGTCGGATGGTTCTTTGGCGGTGCTGGGGTCGAGCAGTCCGGACGAGTACGGCAATGTGTTCCGCTGGCCGACTGAAATCGAAGTGGATGCGCTCGGCGGGCTGGCCTGGCTCCCCAACAATTCGAGTGGAAGTTTTTACTTCAAGCTCTACGAGGATCCGTTCGGGACGCCGAGCGCGCTCGCCTCGGTCGAGATTCCGCAGTATTTTTATACGCAATTCGGCGTGACGAACGGGTTTTTCTCGGTCGTGCCGATCACCCCGCAGCGCCTCAAGGCGAACACTGATTACGTCATTGCGACGGATTGCTCGGCGCTTACGTGGACGGCGCGCTTGCTGTACGCAACGATCGCCGATTCCGCCTACGTCAACTGCGGACTGTGGGGCGACTACGTGGGCAAGGTGGGGCGCTCGAATGGCACGGGCGCATTCAGCGCGAAGGATGCAACCACGCTGATGCTGCAAGCAGTGCGGATCTCGAAGGTCGCGCTCCCCGCGCTCTCTTCCTACAACCTGGGGATCCACTGATGGCCTACAACCCCCCGACCAAAGCGGCGGCGTTCACCACCTACGTCGCTCTGGATAGTGCAACCGACGTCGGACGGCTTTTCACCGGGACGCTCGCCTCGGGAGATGTGAAGGTGAAGAAGGACACCGGCGCACCCGCCAACATCACGACGCTTCCCGCGGTGGACGCGGCGGGGGAGTACGTGTTCAAGGTGGCGCTCACCTCGACCGAGATGACCGCCGATAACGTGTGCGTGATCTTCCACGACCAGACCGATCCGCCTGAGTGGGCTGACAAGGTGCTCACGATCGTCACGACGGCGTGATCCCCGCGCTCGAGGCGGCTAGATGAGCTGGGTTCTTTTCCTCGGCAACCCCGGTGGGGGCGGCGGGGGCGGGGCGAGCGCGAGCGGAGCGCTCGGCGCGCAGGCCGCGGCGCTCGACGGGACGGGGAGCTCGGGGTCGATCGGCGCCGGCGTGCTCGGCGCACAGGCCGCGGCGCTCGACGGGACGGGGAGCTCGGGGTCGATCGGCGCCGGCGTGCTCGGCGCACAGGCCGCGGCGCTCGACGGGACGGGGAGCTCCGGGTCGGTCAACGCTGGCGCGCTCATCGCACAGGCCGCGGCGCTCGACGGGACGGGGAGCTCGGGGTCGATCGGCGCCGGTGCGCTCGGCGCGCAGGCAGCCGCGCTCGACGGGACGGGGGCGCTCGCGGCCGGCGGCCCGATCGTCGGAGCGGGCGCGCTCGCGGCGGGCGCCGCGCGCCTTGCGGGCCGCGGCGCAGTCGGGATTCAGGGCGGGGCCTGGCCGCTCGCCGGCTATCGCTTCAAACGCCCGCCGCTCGTGATCGATGGCCGCGGTGCGCTCATTGCGCGCCGGGCACGCCTACGCGGCACGGGCGCGGTCAGCGGCCTCTCGGATCGGGCGCGGCGCAATCGCCGCGCGGCGGAAATCCTGCTACTGCAATGAGGAATGGAGCATACGCGATGCGCACAGAACATGAGCGATCGAGCGACCCGCGCGGAGCGGGGGGAGCCGCGGGCGGGACGCCGCGGCGCACCGAGGCGCAATCGGAGCCCGCGCTTGAGATCGAGCGCCGGGCGTTCGCGCTCGACGGTGGCCTGCGGATCCAAACGCGCGCCGAGCCGGCGGGCGAGATGCCGCGCATCGTCGGCCATGCGGCAGTGTTCGATCAGGAAGCCGACATCATGGGGTTCTTCAGCGAGCGCATCGCCTCCGGTGCGTTCACCCGGGCGATCGCCGAGGACGATGTGCGCGCGCTCTGGAACCACGACCCGAATTACCCGCTCGGGCGAAACCGCGCCGGCACACTCATCTTGCGCGAGGATGCGACGGGATTGCTCACCGAGACGCTCCCGCCGGAGACGAGCTATGCGCGCGACCTCATCGCGAGCATTGGCCGCGGCGACGTGTCGCAAATGAGCTTTGCGTTCCGGGTCAAGCGCGAAGAGTGGGCCGAGCGCGAGCGAGACTGGCTGCGCACGATCCTCGAAGTCGAGCTGTTCGACGTCTCGCCGGTCACCTATCCCGCATATCCGACGACCGATGTCGGTCTGCGGGCGATGGCGCGCGCGCAAGCGCCGCGGCATGGGCCGCGCGGCCTGGACACGCGCTCGGCCGCAGCGCTCGTGCGCGGGCTCAAGCAGCGCGCCTGGGCGCGCGGCAATTTCGGCTGACATTCGATCTGACTTCCCGGCGCGCCGGGCTTCGCTCGACGCTCGCACATTTGGACCGCCAACCGGCGGTCGCCAAAATCATCTCTGAAGAGGGACGCTATGACGCAATTATTCGAGAGCAAGATACTGCGGGAACGGCGCGCCAGCCTCGTCGAGGAAAACCGCAAGGTGCTCGATCAGATCAGCGGCGCCGACAGCCCGGCGCGCGCGAAGGAGCTGGAGACCGAATGGGACCGGCGCGACCTGGAGATCCAGGCGCTTACGGCGCAGATCGCGCGCGCGGAAAGCCAGGAACGCCGCGAGCAGGAGCTCGATCGGCCGGTGCGCGAGCGCCGGTCCGGCCGCGAGATGGCGCCCGAGCGGGCGCTCGACGAGGATGAGCGCAAGGCGGAGCTCGCCGAATATCGCCGGGTATTCTGGCGCGCGCTCGCCGTCAACCCGTGGGAGGTCTCCGCCGAAGATCGCGCGGTGCTCGCGCGCGGCTACGCGCGGGTCGAGGCCGGGCAGCCGATGATCGACCTCGGCGAGCGGCGCGATGGGCTCAGCACCAGCAACGCGGCGGGCGGCTACACGGTGCCGACCGGCTTTTTCACCGAGCTGCAGACCAACATGCTCGCATTCGGGGGCGTGCGCCCGTTCGCGCGAATCATCACCACCGAGGCCGGCAATGCACTGCCGATCCCGACCGTCAACGACACCTCGAACGAGGCGACGATCATCGCGGAGGGCGCGGCGCTCACGAGCCCGCAGGATCCGACCTTCGGGCAGATCACGCTCAACGCGTTCATGTACCGCACGCTGTGCCTGGTCTCCCTCGAGCTGCTGCAGGATTCGGCATTCGAGCTCGAGACCGAAATCCGCAGGTGGGTCGCCGAGCGCGTGGCGCGCGGCACCAACCGGCATTTCACGGTCGGCAATGGCACCACCCAGCCCGACGGCTTCATCACCAACGCATCGAGCGGCGCGACCGCTGCGACCTCGAGCGGGATCGCCTTCAACGATCTCATCGCGCTCGAGCACTCGATCGACCCGGCGTACCGGGCGCAGGGCATCTGCTCCTGGCAGATGCATGATGACACCCTGAAACTCATCAAGCAGCTCAAGGACGACCAGAGCCGCCCGCTGTGGCTGCCCGGGCTCGCGGTGCGCGAGCCGGACACGATCCTCGGCTACCGCTACGGCATCAATCAACACATGGCGACTGCGGAGGCCGCGGCGAAATCGATCGCGTTCGGGAATTTCAGCAAGTTCGTGATCCGCGACGTCCGCGCAATGCTGATCGTGCGCGCGAACGAGCTGCACATCGGCAACGGTCAGATCGGCTTCTACGTGTTCAGCCGGCACGATTCGGATATGCTGGACGCGGGAACCGATCCGATCAAGTACCTCACCCATCCGTCGCCGTAAGGGCGGCAAGGGGCCGAGCGACTCTCGGCCAATGCCGCGCCGAAAGGCCAGGCGAGGCGCGTCCTCGCCCGCGCGGCGGCGCGGCATTCACGGAGGGTCACTTTCATGTCGACGACACGGGTAACTTTCAACTGCGGGTTCGCGGCGAAGCGCGGCGATCGCGTGGTCTCCTGGGCGGCGGAGGACACCGACGAGCTCGAGGCGCAGTTCGCCGCGCGGCTCGTGGCGGCAGGGGTGTGCCGCCCGGTGGCCGGGCCCGCCGGCAGCGTCGGCACTGCCGCGCGCCGCGGGCGGCCGCCCGGGAAGGGCCGCGTGCGTCAGGCGCTCGAGCGCATGGTGAGCGGCCCGAGCGAGGACGAGCGGCTCGTCTGATGCGCTATTCGCTCGCGATCGAGGCGCCCGCCGTCGAGCCGATCACGCTCGCCGAGGCGAAGACCCATCTCGGCGTGCATGCCTCGCAAACCGGGCACGACGCGCTCATCGACGGTCTCATCCAGAGCGCGCGGCAGTGGTGCGAGAACTACACCCGACGGGTGTTCGTGCCGCGCGCGCTCACGATGCGCATGGATGCATTCCCGGAAACGATTTACCTCCCGCGGCCGCCATTCATCGCGCTCGATGCGCTCGAGTACCTGGATGCCGATGGCGCGACGCAGAGCGTGGCGGCGAGCCTCTACCAGGTCGACCCGTACGGGCTCGATGCGCCAGCGCGGCTCGGGCTCGTCCTGGGTGCGGTCTGGCCGATCCCGCAGCTCGGCGCGGTGAACGCGGTCACCGTCACCTGGCGGGCCGGCTACGGAGCGACGGTGAGCCCGGATGCGGATGATCTTGCAAGCGGCATTCCCGCCGCGGTGAAAGCGGCGATCAAGCTCCTCGTCGGCCACTGGTACGATCCGCCGGGGCTCGTGCGCGGCGCCGAAGCCGACCCGCTGCCGCGCGCGGTGAGCGCGCTGCTCGGGCCGTTCGAGGTGCGCGACTTCGGGCTCGAATGAAGCCCGTGGCCCCGATCGAGAAATATTGGAGCGCGCCGGAAATCTGGCGCGGCGCGACCGCGGTCGTGGTGGGCGGCGGGCCGAGTCTCACCCAGGCGCAATGCGAGCGCGCCCATCGCGCCGGACTCAAGGTGCTCGCGGTGAACGATGCGATCCGGCCCGATCGAGCGCCGTTCGCCGACGCGCATTACTTCTGCGACGAGCGGTGGTGGCGCTGGCATCGCGAAAAACGCTGGTACCAGGATTTCCGAGGATTGCGAGTGACGCTCGAGAATCCGGTCGTGGTCGCCGCCGATCCGACTATCAAATCGATGCAGAATCTCGGGCGCGACGGGCTCTGCCCGGCGCGCCACGGCCTGCACACCGGACGCAATGGCGGCTATCAGGCGATCGGCCTGGCGGTGCATTTCGGCGTCGCGCGGATCCTGCTCATTGGATTCGATCTGAAGCCGGCCGCCGATGGCCGCTCGCACTGGCACGGGGGGCATCCGGTCCCGGTGAATCCGACCGCCTACGAGCTCCTCATGCTCCCGATGTTCCCGAGCCTGATCGGGCCGCTCGCCGCGCTCGGGGTCGAGCTCATAAATTGCACGCCCGATTCGGCGCTCAAGTGCTTCCCGCGCATGACGCTCGAGGAAGCGATCGCCGCGCCGCCGGCGCGGGCGGCGGCCTGATGGCGCGCGCGATCTGCCTGATCCGGCCACAGCCGCATTACCGGCGCGATGCGTTCGCCACGGGTCTGGCGGCGTGCGGCTACCAGGTAGTTTTCGAGCCGAGCCGGCCGCTCGCGAGCGATGTTCTGGTGATCTGGAACCGCTACGGGGCGAACGAGGAGCGCGCCGCGAAATGGGAAGCGGCCGGCGCGCGAGTGATCGTGGTCGAGAACGGCTATCTCGGCCGCGACGGCGCCGGGCGCCAGCTCTACGCGCTCGCGCTCTTCGGCCACAACGGCGAAGGCCGCTGGCCGGTCGACGAGGGCGATCCGCCCGAGCGCCCGCCGGCGCCGCCCTCGGCGCCGTGGCGGGAGGGACGTCCGGAGGCCCCGCTCATCATCCTCGCCCAGCGCGGCATCGGCTCGGCCGCGATGGCCTCGCCGCTGCGCTGGCACGAGGAGGCGGCGCGCGAGTTGCGGCGCCTCACGCGCCGCGCGATCCGGGTGCGGCGGCATCCGTCGATGGGCGGCCCGCCGCTGCCGCCGCTCGAGCAGGATATCGCCGATGCCTGGGCGTGCGTGATCTGGGCCTCGAGCGGCGGGGTCCGCGCGCTGGTGGCCGGGATCCCGGTGTTCTACGCGGCGCCGCATTGGATCTGCGCGCAGGCGGCGCGGCGCGGATTCGACCGGCTCGAGGAGCCGCTTTGCTCCGACGAGCTGCGCGCCGCGGCGCTGCGGCGCATGGCCTGGGCACAATGGACGGTCGATGAAATCGCAAGCGGTGCCCCGATCCGTCGTCTGTTATCCGAAACCCGGGAAAGCGAAGTCGGCGCGCCTGCTTAGCGCGTTCGCCCGCGGCTGCGGCGGGCGATTGATCGAAGGGGCGCCGGCGGCGCTCGCCCCGGGCGCGGCGGCATTCTACGATATCCGCGGCCTCGAGCACCTCTGGCGGCGCGCCATCGACGATGGGCGCCGCTGGTATTACCTCGATAACGCGTATTTCGATGCGGCGCGCGAACGCTTTTTCCGGGTGGGCGTGGAGGCGCTGCAGGCGATGCGCGGCCTCGAACGTCCCGACTGGACGCGCTGGAAGGCGCTCGGGCTCGCGGTGCGGCCCTGGCAGCATGGCGGGGCGCACATCGTGGTGTGCCGCCAGTCGGGCGAATTCCTGGCGCTGCAGGGCGCGCCGGGGTGGCTCGGGCGCACGCTCGCCGCGCTCGAGGCCCGCACCGATCGCCCGATTCGGGTGCGCGAGAAGGGCGATCCGCGCCCGCTCGCGGCCGATCTCGCCGGTGCCTGGGCGCTCGTGACGCACTCCAGCGCCGCGGCGGTCGAGGCACTGCTCGCCGGGGTGCCGGTCTTTTGCGATGGCCCGTGCGTCGCGCGGACGATGGGCGCCGACGACCTCGACCGGATCGAACATCCGCGCCGGCCCGAGGGGCGCGAAATCTGGGCCGCCGCGCTCGCGGGCTTGCAATGGACTGCCGAGGAGCTCGCCGATGGCACCGCCTGGAGACGCCTATGCGAGATCTGGTGAGGAATCCGACGCCACGCAAGAGATGAACCGCCTTTTCCAAAGGCGAAGACGGAGCCGGCCCGAGCGCCCCGCGCCACCTCCTCCGGCGCCGCGCTCCTCCGTTGCAGGGAGACTCCAGCGCCGGGCCGGCGGCGCCGGAGTCGATTGCAATGCGCGGGGGCCTCGATGAGTCGACCGGGCGAGAAACTTGGCTGGTTCACGCTGCCCGGCTGGCAGGGCGATCGCGAGCCGGCGGAGCAGATCAGGGGCCTGGAATGGCTCGGCGCGGAGGGATTCTCCGGATGGGCCGTGCTCGATCTCGGCTGCGCGGAGGGCGCGATCGCGCGCCATCTGGTCCGCGCCTGGGATGCATACCTGGTGCATGGTTTGACCCTGGTCGATGCGGAAGTGCGCAAGGCGCGCGAAATCTGCGCCGGGCTGCCGATCGAGATCTGGCAATGCGACCTGCGCGCATGGGATGAGTGGCGCGCCGCGCACGGCGAGCGCTTGTTGGCCGGCTATCGGACGGTGCTCGCGCTCTCGATCGCGCACAAAATGAAGGATCCCGCGCGGTTCATCGACCGGGCGAGCGCCTTCGCCGAGCGCTGGCTCGTGATCCGGCTGCCGCGCCGGATCCATCGAGACGCGCGCTCGAACCGGATCCCGATCGACCCGGTGCGACAGCTCGCGGCCTCGTTCGCGCTCGTCGCCGAGCCCGAAACCTGCCGCGGCGAGTGGATGGGGATTTTCGAGCGCCGGCGCGCCCCTGCATCCGATGGGCCTCGGTGACGAACTCATGGCGAGCGGCGAGGCCCGGATCGTCAACGAACGCACCGGGCTGCGGGTGCAGATCATCGACCGGCATGGGCGAGCGCGGATGCATCCGCTATGGCGGCACAATCCGCGCATCGCGCAGCCCGGAGAATCAGGCGAATTCGCCCGGATCGTGAACGGTCCCGGCGCGCGGCCGTATCTCGTGGCGATCTCGCCCGAGCGTTTCGAGTACCGGCTCGATTACCGTCCGGTGCCGGGCGAGCTTTACTTCGACGATGCCGAACGATCGTTCGGCGCGCGCCATCGCGCGGAAATCATCGTCGGGCCGGATCTCAAGCCGGGGGCGAGCCCGAACAAGGACTGGGGCCGCGCGCGCTGGCAGGCGTTCGTCACGCTCGCGCGCGCCCGCGGCTTCGCGCTCACGCAGCTCTGCGAGCGCTACAGCCGCCCGCTCGAGGGGACGATCAAGGTGCGCGCGACCGGCGATTTCCGGCGCGCCTGCGCGGTGCTCGCGAATGCGCGCGCCTACGTGGGGCACGAGGGCGGCCTGCACCACGCGGCGGCCGCGCTCGGGATTCCGGGCGTGGTGATTTTCGGGGGCTACGTCCCGGTCGAGGTCACCGGCTACGCGCTCCATCGCAATCTGGGCGTGAGCGGTGCGGCGGCCTGCGGGCGGCGGGAGCCATGTGCGCACTGCGCCGCCGAGATGGCGCGAATCGCCCCGGAGCAGGTGCTCGACGCCCTGGAGGCGGCCTTGACCGAGGAGCCAGCATGAAGCAGGCGGGCGGCATCTGGCTTCCCGATCATGAGCGGCACCTGCAGCAGTTCCTCGAGGACCGCCGCAAATGGGTCGGCGGCCGCGGCACCTACCAGTTGCACAAGCTCGCCGCGGCGCTCCCGTGGTGCCGCGCGCGGCGCACCGCGGTCGACGTCGGCGCGCATGTGGGGCTCTGGACGATGCAGCTCGTGACGCATTTCCGATGGGTCGTCGCATTCGAGCCAATCGCCGAGCACCGCGAATGTTTCGAGCGCAATCTCGCCGGCGCCGACAATTTCACGCTCGTCGCCGCTGCGGCGGGCGCGCGGTCCGGCATGGTCGAGCTGCACACCACGCCGGGCAGCTCGGGGGATTCCTGGATAAAAGACGAGCGCGGCGGCAGCGTGCCAATGGAGCGCCTCGATGATCGTGCCGGCGGGTCGGGCGATGTCGATTTCCTGAAGCTCGACTGCGAGGGCTATGAGCTTTTCGCGCTGCAGGGCGGCGAGGAGCTCCTCAAGCGCTGCAGGCCATGCGTGATCGTCGAGCAGAAGCCGGGGCGCGCGCAAAAGTGGGGCCTCGCGGAGACCGCGGCGGTCGATTACCTGCGCGGTCTCGGCGCGCGGCTGCGGACGGCGATCTCGGGGGATTACATCATGAGCTGGGACGAATAGCGAAATGCTGCCGCCGCGCCTGCGCGAAGCGATCACGATCCAGCAGAATTCCCCCAGCCGCGATGCCGTGGGCGGGGCGATCGCGAACTGGACCGACTACGCCGCGGACCTCGCCGCCGCGGCGCAGCCGATCGGCGGCCGCGAATTCCTGACCGTCGCCCAGGCGCAGGCCGACGTCAGCGTGCGCTTTCGCTGCCGCTATATCGCGGGCGTGAATAGCACGATGCGGGTGCAATGGCGCGGCGCCTATTACGGGATCATCGCGGCGGTGAACGTCGACGGGCTCGACCGCGAGCTCGAGCTGCTCTGCAATGGGGAGCCGCAGGATGCCTGATGGATTCACGGTGAGCACCAATCTGCCCGATTTCCGCCGGCAACTGGAAGCGCTCGGCGAGAAGTTCGAACGGCGCAGCGTCGCGCGCGCCGTGCGCGCCGCGGCGGCGGTCTATCGCGATGCGGCAAAGGCGCGCGCGCCGATCCTCGCGGCGAGCTCCAAACGCCGCGTTGCCGGGGCGCTCAAGCGTTCGATCTACGTCGGGCGCTCGCGCTCGCGCCAGCGCGGCGAGGTGAGCTTTTTCGTCGGCGTGCGGGGAAAACGCGTCAGCAAGCGCACCGGGCGCGTGACCGATGCCTTCTATTGGCGGTTCCTCGAGGGCGGCTGGATGCCGCGCGGGCCGGGAAAGCGAATTCGCGGCGGCCGGCGCAAGGCGACGCTCGCGCGTTCGCGCGCGGCCCGCGGCGGGGCAAGCCAAATCAGTTATCCGTATCTGGCGCCTGCGTTTCGCGAGAAGAGCACCCAGGCGCTCGCCGCCTTTAACGCGGTGATGGAGGCCGAGCTCGCCGCGGCGGCGCGCGCCCAATGAGCGTCGAGACGGAGCTCTGCGCGGTGCTCGCCGCGGACCCGGCGGTCGCCGCGCTCGTCGGGCTCGGCGGCTCGCCGGCCGAATACAAGATCTATCCGGATGCCGCGCCGCAGGGGAGCGAGCTCCCCGCGATCGTCTTCACGCGCGTTGCCACCGAGCCGATCGGGGTCATCCACCAGGCCGCGGCGCTCGGCGAGTCGGTGACCCTCGACCTTCATTGCCTGGCCGACAGCCGGACCGACGCCGATGCGCTCGCGGTGGCGGTCGCGAACGCGCTCGCGGCCGGGGGCTTTCTTCCGCGGGATCGACGCGCCGAAATCGAGGCGACGGCGGATCTCGACCGCATCGTCTGGAAGGCCGTCCTGACGACCTATCGCAACAGCGTTTGAACGGAGAATCTCCCAATGAGCATCAAATTCTGGACCAACGTCGACATCGATATTCAAAGCGCGCTCGGCGCGGCGCAGGCCATCACCGCGATCAGCAATGCGGACCCGGGCGTCGTCGATCACGATGGCGCGACGCCCGCGGACGGTGCCTACGTGCTCTTCACTGTCAACGGCATGAGCGAGCTCACCAATCGCGTCGGGCGCGTCAACAATCCCTCCGCCTCGCCGTCGGAGTTTGAGATCGAGGGCATCGATACGACCGAATACGGCACGTTCAGCTCGGGGAGCTTCCAGGTCATCACGTTCGGAACCTCGCTCTCGACCATCACCGGCATCACGACGAGCGGCGGCGAGCCCGAATTCGAGGATACCTCGGTGATCCACAACGATATCCGCACCCAGGCGCCGACGGTGACCACGCCGTTCACCGTCGCGATGGAATCGATCTGGGATCCGGCAGACGCCGGGCTGGCCGCCCTCAAGGCCGCCTCCGACGCCAAGAGCACCCGCGCGGTCCGCATTACGTTCTCCGACGGCGCGAAGGTGGCGTTCAACGCCTATGTCGCCTGCACGATGATCCCGTCCGGCACTTTCCCGGGCAAAGTGACCACGAGCGTGACGCTGACGGCGGCGGGTCTCGCCGACAACTGGGCGACCTGATGGCGACGCTCGCCGAGCAGATCCGCGCCGCGCGCGAGACTTGGATCAGCGCGAGCGGTTTCGATTTCCAGGTGCGCCGGCCCACGACGCTTCAGCTCCTCGCGTGGAAAGAGCTTGCGAACGCGGAGTTCCTCGCGAAGGTCGTCGTGGGCTGGAAATTGCGCGGCGATCAGCTCACCCCGGGGGGCGGCGGGAAAATCCCGCCGTTCGACCCGGAGGCCTTCGTCGAGTGGGTCGGGGACCGGCCGGCGATCGTCGATGAGATCCTCGAAAAGGTCATCGCGCTCTACACCGAGCACGCCAAAGCCAAGGACGATCAGCAAAAAAAATAATTGCCGCCCTCGAGACCGCGGAGCGCGGCGCCGGCGCGGGCCCGGTTGCGCCGCATCCGCCGCACTACGCCGGCCCCGCGCCGGTTGACTGCTGGTTTCTGATGGGCGGCGAGATCGATTGGCGCGCGTTGCCGGCGGTGGCGGAGATTCTCGGCGTCGACGACCTCGAGCTCCTCGTTCACGGCCTGATCGAGATCCGCGAGCATTTTCGCCGGCAGCGCGCGGCGCAGGCGCGCGCGCCGCGGCGCTAGAGTCGAAAGAACCGGATGCCAAAACTCACGATCGACATCGAGGCGCGGCTCGCCCAATTCCAGGACTCGCTGGATTCGATCAGCCGCAGCGCCGGGAAGACCGCGCGCCAGATCGGGAGCGCGTTCGGCAATTTGCGTACGCTCATCGCCGGCGCGCTCGGCGGCGTGATCGTCACCAAGGCGGTGCAATCGTTCCAGGAGCTCGCGGCGGCCGCCGACGCGGTCGGCAAACGCGCGCAGGGCCTCGGCATCGGCGCCGAGGCGCTGCAGGGGCTCGAGTATGGCGCCAAGCAATCCGGCCTCGAAATCGAGGCGTTCGATAAGGCGCTCGGCAAGCTCGCGGCGAATATCGCCGATTTCCAGGCGGGCGCCGGCGAGGCGAAGGACGCGTTCGCGGCACTTGGCTTTTCGGCCAAGAGCTTCCAGGGCCTCGGCCTCGATCAGCAGTTCCAGGCAGTGGCCGATCGAATCTCGAAGCTCGGCAATAGCGGCGCGAAAACCGCGCTCGTGATGAAGATCTTCGGCGAGCGCGTCGGCCGCGAGCTCGTCCCGTACCTCAATGAAGGCGCCGAGGGAATCACGCGCCTGCAAACCGAGGCGCGCGATCTCGGCGGGGTCTTTTCCGATCAACTCGTCGAGGCCGCCACGCGTTTCAATGACAGCATGGCGCGGCTGGACCGGGTCGCCGAAGAGGCGAAGATCCGCGTGTTCGGCCCGTTGATCGCGTCCCTCGCGGATCTCGGCGACGCGTTCACGCGCGCCGCGACCCGCGCGCTCACGTTCGGGCAAAAGCTCAAGCTCGCGTTCTCGGGCGACATCAACCTCGGCCGCTATCAGCAGCTCGGCGCCGAGATCGAGGATCTCGAGAAGCAGCTCGCCGCGGCGCAAAAAGAGGATTTCGCGCCCGAGCTCCGGGAGCGGATCGAGGGCGGCCTCGAGGGCCGGCTCGACCGGGCGCGCGCCGAACGCGCCGAGATCGCGAAACTGATGGAGGCGCGCGATCGCCTGGCCGAGGAGACGCGTCCGCGCGCGCCCGCAGTCGCCGCCGCGCCCAAGCTCACGAATGTTGCAGCCGCGACCGCGGCCGCGCGCGCGGCCGCCGGGCTCGAGGAGGCGCGCGGCCGCCAGGCGGTGGCCGCCGAGCAGCGGCTCGCGCAGGTGCGCCTGGAACTCCTCGATCGGTTCTACTCCGAGGGGCTCATCGCCGAGAACGATTACTGGAGCCGGCGCCTCGAGATCCAGCGCGCGGCGAGCGAGGCCTCGACCGCCGCCCTCGAACGCGAGATCGAGGTGCGCCGCAAGGCGGTCGCGGCGGCGCCGCGCGGATCCGCCGAATATTTCACCGCGGTGAAGGACCTCGAGGACGCGCTCGCGCGGCGCAACCAGCTCGAGGAGGATTTCGCCAATGTCTCGGTGCGCAACTATCTCGACGCCGAGAAAGCCGCCGAGGGCTACGCCGACGAGGTCCAGCGCACCACCGCCGAGCTCCTCGATCTCAAGGGCAAGACCGCCGAGGCGCTCGCCCTGACGATCGACCTCGAGCAGCGCACCGCGCGGCGGCGCGCCAGCGCGCGCGGCGACGAGGGCTCGCTCGTCCGGCTCGACGAGATCCGCGCCGCCAAAATCGCCGTTTCCGAATTCAACGACGAGCGCGCGCGCGGCGAGGATATCCTGCGCGATCTCGCGATCGAGGAAGAGCGGATCCAGAATGCGCGGCGGGTGGGCGCGGTCACCGAGCTCGAAGCGCTCGCCCAGACCAGCGCGCAACGGCAAAAAGCGGTCGCCGAACTGCGCACGATCGAGGAACGCCTGCGCGGCACCGCGCAAGAATCGGGACTCGATGACCTGACGCGCAAGGCGCGGGACTTCTCCGCCGAAATCGACAACCTCGCGGCGAACTCCGACCTTCTGAAGGACAAATTCGATTCGATCGCGGAGAGCGCGTTCGGCGACTTTTTCAACGATGTCATTTCCGGCTCGAAGAGCGCGCGTGAGGCGCTCGAGGATTTCGGCAAGACCATCGTGAACGAGGTCAACAAGCTCGTCGCGCAGGAGCTCGGTCGCAAGCTCTCGCAATCGATCTTCGGGATTTTCGGCGGCGGGGAGAGCGGCGCGCCGGCTAGCTTCGGCGGCATCCTCTCGAAACTATTCGGCGGCGGCGGCGGCGGCGGCGGCGCCGCCGCGGCGGCGCCCGCGTGGACCGATGCCCTGCTCGGCGCCGCCCCAGGATTCGCGATCGGCGGCGCGTTCACGGTCGGCGGCGCAGGCGGCGTCGACTCGCGCCTCGTCGCGTTTCGCGCGACGCCGGGCGAGCGGGTGACCGTCGATCCGCCCGGCCGCCGGATGAGCCCGGCGAACAACGTCATCGTCAACGTCAGCATGCCCGGCGGCCAGGGCGGGCCTTCGGCGGGGCAGGTCGGCCTCGAGGTCGGCATGGCGGTGCAGCGCGCCCTGCGGCGGAACGGATGAGCTTTCTCGAAACCCCGCGGTTCCCCGATCGGATCAGCCTCAACATGGAGGCGGGCCCGACCTGGAGCACCCGGATCGTCGTCGTGCAGAGCGGCTATGAGAGCCGCAACGTCCAATGGTCGGCGCCGCTCATGCGCTACAACCTCGGCACCGCGATCCAAAGCGCCGCCGACCGCGAGGAGATTTTCGCCTGGATGCGCTGCCTCCGCGGTCAGGGCTACGGGTTTCGCCTGCGCGATCCGATCGATTATCGAGTCGACCTGACCAATGGCTACGTGAACTCCGACGGCCTCGGCAATGGCACGCCAAACGGCCAGCTCTACAAGTTCTATGCGCTCGGAGCGTTCAACCAGGCGCGCGAGATCACCAAGCCCGTATACGGCGCGCTCCCGAGTTTCTACCTGGACGCGGTCGAGATGATCTCGCCCGCGCCCGATCTCGACACCGCGAGCGGGCTCGTCACCTTCTACCCGCAGGATAGCGCGGCGGTGGTCGGCGCGGTGCCGATCAGCGCCGGCGCAACCAGCGTCACGCTCACTCGCATGCTCGCGGGGGTCCAGATCGGCGACAAGCTGTACGTCTCGGGAATCTCCGGCACGATCGCCGCCGCCCTCAACGGCGCGGCGCATACCGTGCAGGCGATCGAGCCGAGCCCGGCGACCTACGAGCTCGCGGTGGCGACCGACGGGCTCGGCTATGCCTCGGGCGGCCTGGCGGCCTTGTATCCGCAGCAGCGCCAGGTTCTGCGCTGGGTGGGCGAATTCGACGTCCCGGTGCGCTTCGAGACCGACAGCCTGCGGTTGCTCGCCAAGACGACCAACTTTCAGCGCTGGCGCGATATCCCGCTCGTGGAGATCCGGATCTGATGGATCCGGCCGCCGCATGAAGACGATCTCGGGCAATCTCCTCGCGCACATCCAGGGGCGGGTGACCACGACCGCGATGCTGTGGACGATCACGCGCCGCGACGGCGAGGTCGTGCGACTCACCGACCATGACCGGCCGATCACCTATGATGGGGCGACCTACACGCCGGTCAATAGTTTCACCCGCACCGACATCGCCGCGAGCGCGGGCCTCGCGGTCGACAACGTCGAGCTCGTCGCGCTCATCGATTCCGACAACATCACCGCCGAGGATTTACGCGGCGGCAAGTTCCGGGACGCCGCGTTCATCGCGCGCGAGCTCAATTACGAAGCGCCCGCGGACGGCGCGATCACCCTGCGCTGCGGCACGCTCGGCGAGAGCACCCTCGAGGGCGAGGTCGTCACGGTGGATTTCCGCGGGCTCGCGCAGAAGCTCCAGCAGAACGTGGGCCGGCTCTATTCGCGCCGCTGCGATGCGGATCTCGGCGATTCCCGCTGCACGGTCAATATTGCGGCGCTCACCGAGACCGACAGCGTCGCGAGCGCGGTGAGCCGCGCCGCGTTCATCGCGGCGACGCTCGCGCGCCCCGATGGCTATTTCAATTTCGGCCTGGCGAGCTGGACCTCGGGCGCGAACGCCGGGCTCGCGATGGAAGTGAAGCGCTGGACGAGCGCCACCAAGACAGTGGAGCTCTTCATCCCGATGCCCTATACGGTCGCCGCTGGCGACTCGTTTTCGATCTATCCGGGCTGCGACAAGAATTTCTCGACCTGCCGCGACACGTTCGCCAATGCGCCGAATTTTCGCGGCTTTCACCTCGCGCCGGGGCGCGACCAGGCGATGCGCTACCCCGACAGCCCATACTAAAGCGATGATCGAGCGGCAACGGATCGTCGCGCTCGCGCGCAGTTGCATCGGGACGCCCTTCGCCCATCAGGGCCGGCACCCCGGCGCCGCGCTCGACTGCGTCGGCCTCATCGTTCACGTCTACCGCGCGCTCGGGCTCGCGCCGGCGTTCGCCGAGGAACAGTATGGACGCATTCCGCATCCGCGCCGGATGCGCGAGGCGCTCGGCCGCTATCTCGGCGCGATCCCGCTCGGCACGGCAGGCAACGGCGACGTCGTATGGCTCGCGTGGCGCGACCGCCCGCAGCACCTCGCGATCCTCGCCGAGGACGGCCGCGCGATGATCCATGCCGCGGCGCAGTTCGGCGGCTGCGTCGAGCATTGCCGGGACGCGTTCTGGCGCGCTCGCGAGCGCGGCGCGTTCCGTTTCCCGGGAGCCGCTTGAATGGCCGTCCTCGCGGTCGCGAGCGTCGGCGCGCTCGCCGGATATGGCATCGCCGGCGCGACCGGGCTTTCGATCGGCTGGGCGGTCGGCTCGTTCATCGGGCAGATGCTCTTCGCGCCGAAACAGCATTTCGAGGGCCCGCGTCTCACCGATCTGCAGGCGGTCGGATCGACCGACGGCTCGCCGATCCCGATCGCGTTCGGCACCGTGCGCCTGCAGGGCCGCCCGATCTGGCAGACCGACATCAAGGAAACCGTGCACGAGGAGGAGCTCGGCAAAGGCGGCTTCGGCAGCTCCGGCACCAGCACGACCTATACCTATAGCTACAGCGCCGCGATCGGATTCATGGACGGCGAGATCAGCGGCTACCGGCGCATCTGGATGGACGGGAAGCTCGTCTACTCGGTCGCCGACGGCGCGACGCCGGCGACCTTCGCCGCGAACCTCTCGCGCGGCAACATCGCGTTCTATCTCGGCACCGAGACGCAGGACGCGGACCCGACGATCGAGGCCCACGAGGGCGCGGGCAACGTGCCGGGCTTTCGCGGCCACGCCTACATCGTGCTCACCGATTGGCAGCTCGCCGATTTCGCCAACCATCCGCCGCTCGTCGAGGCGGAGATCGTGGTCGCCGCGCCGTTCACGTTCCCGTACCTGCGCCATGTGATCCCGGCGGTGACCGTGAATTCGATGGCGCTCGATGAGCGCCGGCTGTGCGCGGTCTATGTCGAGCAGCTCCCCGCCCCCGGCGATAAGGTCTACGCGTGGGATCTCACGGCGAATGCGCCGGTCGCCGTCGCGACGCTCTCCTCCGACTGGCCGACCGTGAACGCGGCCGACGCGACGGTCATCGTCGATCCGGTGAACGATCGCTACCATGTCATCGCCGGCCAGGTCAGCGGCGGCAACCAGATCTACTTGGAGAGCTTCGACGCGTCGACCGGCGCGATCGTCGGCGGCCTGCGCATGATCCGCACCGCCGATTACGCCCCGTTCGTCAATGCGAACGGGAACGTCGAGGTCGGCGGGGTCGTGAATCCCACCGGCTGGGGCTGGGATCCTTACCGTAATGTCATCTGGGGACTCGGCCAGGGCTACTCCTCGGGCGACGTGTTCTCGATCCGGATCGATCCCGGCAGCGCGAGCGCGACGATCGCGGTCCTCGGCCCCGCGGGCTCCGCCGCCTCGGTCTGGTTCCGCCGCGCGCACGTCGATGCGCAGGGCGGGGTCTGGATGGTTGGGTCGAATCAATACCAGCGGTTCGCACCTGCGCCCGCCTGGGTGGCATCGGCCTATTCGCTCGCGGCGAGCCGGAGCTTTCTCTGGAAAGCGCGCCAGGAAATCTGGACGCCGCCGTCGATCGGCAGTGAATGGTCGGTGCTCGACATCGCGACCGAAACCGAGGCAGCGGGCTCGACGCTCTTCGCGAGCGTCACGAGCTATTTCACCGGGGCAGAGAACGCCGAAGGGCAGGCCTGGTTCCTGAAGGACAGCGCGACGACCGGCTATCTCGACGGCGTCCTCATCAACGCCGATCTCACCGTCGCCAAGACCCTCAGCGCGTTCGTCCAGGCCACCGACGGCGTGCTCGACGCCTACGCGGCGCTGCCTGGCGTCATCATCGGCGCCGAGGTAAGCGCGAATCCGCAGTGCTTCTATGAGCATTCGCTCGCCCAGGACGGCGCCGCGGTCTCGGACATCGTCACCACGCTGTGCGCGCGCTGCGGGCTGAGCGCGATCGATGTGACCGCGCTCACGGGCGAGAGCCTTGCCGGCTATGTCGTGGCGCGGCCGATGAGCGGGCGCAACGCGATCGAGCCGTTGCAAATGTGCGTGGGCTTCGACGGCGTCGAGAGCGACGAGGTGATCCGGTTCGTCAAGCGCGGCGGCGCGAGCGCGGCGGCGCTCACCGAGGACGAGATGGCCGCCCGCGCGGCCTCGAGCGGCGATATCCCGGCCGCCCTCAAGCGCACCCGAGCGATGGAAACCGAATTGCCCGCGACGCTGCTCCTCACTTATATCGACCAGGCCAATGATTACAACATCGCGACCGTGCCGGCGCGCCGGATCAATTCGCCGGCGCGCAACGTCATCGAGACCCAGCTCCCGATCGTGATGAACTCGCAGCAGGCGGCGCGCATCGCCGAAAACCTGCTGCGCCAGGCGTGGCTCGAGGCCGACCGGCACGAATATGCGTTGCCGCCGAGCTTTCGGCATTTCGACCCGACCGATATCGTCACGCTGCCCGATGGCACCCGGTCGCGGCTGGTCCGCATCACGAACGGCGCGAATGGCGTGCTCCGCTGCGAGGCCGTGGGCGACGACGACGGCGCGTTGACCTCCTACATGACGGGGACCGTGGGCGGCCCGGGCGCCGAGATCGACATCGCGGGCCGCGGCGCGAGCCTCGCCGAGATCCTCGATATCTCGCTGCTGCGCGATCTCGACGACGACGTCGGGCGCTATTTCGCGGCCTGCGGCGAGAGCGCGAGCTGGCCGGGCGCGGTCTTCTATCAATCGCGCGATGGCGGCCTGAGCTGGGCGGGCGTTTCGGCGCTCACGACGCCCGCCAAGCTCGGCAGCATCGTTTCCGGCGCGCTCATCGATCCGGTCGAGTACGGGCTCCTCGATCAGGCGAGCGCGATCACCGTGCGCCTCGCGCAGCCCGGCTTGACCCTCGCCGGCCCCGCCTCCGACGAGGCGTTTTTCGCCGGCGAGAACGCGTTCGCGGTGAGCCGCGACGATAACGAATGGGAGATCGCACAGGCCTACACCGTCGTCGACAACGGCGACGGCACTTACACCCTGCGCGATTTCCTGCGCGGGCGCAAAGGAAGCGAGTGGGCGCGCGGCCCGTTCGGCGCCGGCGCGCGGCTCGTGTTCCTCGAGGCGGCACGGCTCGCGCACGCCGCGGCGGGGCTTGCCGAGCTCGACGCCGAATCGCAGTGGAAGGCGGTCACCCTGCGCGGCAATCTGATCGACGAGCCGGCGCGCGCGCATCGGTTCGACGCCGTTTCCGCGACCCCGCTCGCGCCCGCCTCGGTCGGCGGCGCGAAGCAGGCGGCGAGCGACGATATCCAGATCTTCTGGACGCGCCGAGCGCGCATCGATGGCGATTGGCGCTCGGGCGGCGGCGGCGGCCTGGACGAGCCGCTCGAGCAGTACGAGCTCGAGATCTGGGACGAGGGCCTCGGCGAGTTGAAGCGCACCGTCGCCGGGCTCACGGCGCCAGCCTATGTCTACACCTCGGCGATGCAGACGAGCGATTTCGGCGCCGGCGTCGACGCGATCGGCGTCAAGGTGTTCCAGATCTCCTCGCGCGTCGGACGTGGGTTCGCTGCGGCCGCCGACGTCGGCGCGGGCGCCGGGGTCGCGATCACCCTCGATCGCACGCGCACCACCGCGGGACTCGTGCTCGATGCGCTCGCCAAGACGGCGACGCGCGCCGGCGCCTCGGTGGAATGGGCGCCGGCCTCGCGCGCATTCGCGACCGGGCGCAAATACTGGGAGTGCCAGGTCGACGGCGCGGCCGGGAACGACATCTTTCTCGGCATCACCGAGAAAACGAGCTTCGCAACCGGCGATACCACGAACACGACGCTCGTGCGCATGTGGCGTGGCGGCCAGAGCTTCGGCGGCGGGGGCGCGGCCGGCGACGATCTCGTCAACGCGTTCGCGGGCTCATCCAATATGATGCGTTTCGCGGTGGATTTCACGGCGGGGAAGATCTGGGCGACCACCAACCGCGACGGCTGGGAGCCGGGCGCCGATCCCGAGAACGGCATCGGCGAGACGAGCAGCTTCACCCCGAGCGCCAACTGGCGCCCGTGCCTCGCGACCTCGAATAGCGGCGCATCGTTCAGCGTCACGTTCCGGTTCGGCGGCGGCAATATCTACCCGGTGCCGAGCGGTTTCGGCCGCATCCTATAGCGAGGAGGAGGAACGCATGGGTTTCGACACGATCGCCGTCAACCAGAGCCAGCCCGCGGTCCCCGCGAACGAGAACCTCGAGACGCTCTATCCGGGCGCGCTCTTCGCCAAGCGCTGGAAACAGACGAGCGGGCTCACGCTCGGCTACTACGGCGGGATCATGCTCGTCGACGGGGTGCTCACCACCATCGCGAGCGGCACCGTCGCCCTCACCGCGAGCGCGACGAACTATGTCGAGGCGACCCGCGCCGGGGTCATCTCGGCGAATACGAGCGGATTCACCGCGGGCCGCATCCCGCTCTACACGGCGATCACCGGCGGCTCGACGATCGCGACGCTCACCGATCAGCGCGCCTGGCAGGCGCCGGCGAACATCGGGAGCCTTCTCGCCAAGACTTGGCCGAGCGACGCGAACTACACCCTCACCGCCGCCGAAGCGCGCGCCCGCATCCTCGTCCTCTCGGGCGGCTCGCTCAGCGCAACGCGCAACCTCGTCGTGCCGCTCTACGGCGAATGGATCGTGAAAAACGGCACCAGCGGCGCGCAGAGCATCCAGGTGATCGGCGCGAGCGGCACCGGCATCACCATCGCCAACGCCAAAACCGCGCTCGTCTATGGCGATGGCACCAACATCAACCGCGCGACCGCGGACGCCTAGCCGCCGCCCGGGCCGCGAGTGAAATGGGAGACCGCATGATTGACCCGGCCATGATTCGCGAGCGCCTGCGCAAGCTCAACGCCGACCCGCAGTTCGCCGCGGCCAACGCGAAGCGCGCGAGCGAGCGCCTGCGCAAGCTCCACGACGACCCGCAGGCCCGCGCCAGGAATAGCGCAGCCGTTTCCGTCGCGCAGAAAGCGCGCTGGGCGAGGTGGCGCGCGGAGAAGGCGCGGCGGTCCGGTGAAAACTAAAATCGAATGGACCCAGCAGACGTGGAATCCGGTGACCGGATGCACCAAGGTCTCCCCGGGCTGCGCGCACTGCTATGCTGAAGTGATGGCGCGGCGGCTGCGCATGATGGGTGCACCTGGCTATGAAAACGAGTTCAAGCTAACCGTTCACGAAAGCCGGCTCGAACAGCCGATGGCGCGCAAGAAGCCGACCGTGTATTTCGTGAACAGTATGAGCGACCTGTTCCACGAAGACGTGCCGGACGAGTTCCTCGCCCGCGTGTTTTCAGTGATCGAGAACACACCGCGCCACACCTACCAGATTCTCACCAAGCGCGCCGAGCGCCTGCCAGAGTATTTCGCGCGGCGTGCCTGCCCTCGAAACGTGTGGCTAGGTGTCTCCCTGGAAAACCAAAAGTACGGCGTGCCGCGCATCGACCAACTGCGGAAGGTGAATGCGCACATCCGTTTCCTCTCCGTCGAGCCGCTACTGGAAGATCTCGGGCGTATCGATCTGCGCGGCATTCACTGGGTGATTGTTGGCGGAGAGTCGGGCTACAGGGCGCGGCCGATGCGCGAGGAGTGGGTCGCGAATGTTCAGGCGCAGGCCGAAGCCGCTGGCGCGGCGTTCTTCTTCAAACAGTGGGGCGGTTGGGGCGCCGATGGTGTCAAACGTCACAAAAAGTTGAACGGCCGCAGCTTCCGCGGTCGTACGTGGGACGAATACCCACGGCAGCGAGAGGAGGCGTGATCGAACCTCTCGCCACCTACCGCACCGGCGCCGCGCCCCGCTGGTCAGCCAATCGCATCGAACAGTGCCGGCTCGCAATGAGCGAGCTCGAGCGCGAATACATGGCGGGCGACTATCTCAAGGCGCGCGCGGCCGCGGCCTTTCTCGTGGGACTCGCGCGGCAGGCCGCCGAATTCATCGAGCGCGAACATCCGCCCGAGCCGCGGAGCGCCGACGCAAAGGGAGCCGGGGAATGAGCACGTTTCTGCGGCGGCGGCCGCGGCGTCAGGCCGAATCGCGATCGACGCGGCGCGCCGGCGCCGTGCCTCCCATATCCGCAGGCCGGGATCGGCGGCGCTGGTGGCGTAATCTCGGCGGGCGTCCGCGCTGGAGTCCCGATCTGCGGCGGCGCCGGCTGCGCGCCCGCGAATCGTTCACGCGCTACGGTCTGACGCTGATCGTCGCGATCGGCGGGAGCAGCGCCTCGTTCGTCCTCGGGACGCGCGAAGCGATCATCCAGCTGCAGAACGAGCTCGCGAGCTTCCAGGCGCGCACGAGCGATCGCTTCGCGGCGCAGCAGCGCGAGATCGAGCGGATCAGCTCCTATTTCGGGGTGCCGCCTCCACTGAACCGCGGCAAATGAGCGGCGGCGATGATCGCGAGGCATCTCGATCCGCACGGGTGGCGGCGTAACGTCAATTCGCGCGATCTCGCTGAGCTGCTGCCCACGGTGCACCAGATGTGCGCGCATTTTCTCAACGCGTGCGCGCGGCAGAACATCGAGGTCGTGGTCGTCTCGACCTTCCGCGATCCGGAGGCGCAGGCGGCGCTCTATCGCGTCGGGCGCCAGGAGCCGGGCGCGCCGCTCACGTACTGGCCGCCGCTGTCGTCATGGCACCAATGGCGCTGCGCATTCGATGTGGTGCCGCTCTATCACGGTCGCCCGATCGCCGCCAGGCCGGCGCCCGGCGACCTCGTCGCACTCGAGCTCTGGCACGCGCTCGGCGAGATCGCCGAGGTCGAGGTCGGGCTCGAATGGGGCGGGCGCTTCCCGGCCGAACGCCGCGAATTCGGCCATTTCCAACACACCTACGGCCGCGAGATCAAACATATGCTGCACGGCGGGGCGAGCGCGCTGCCCGAGACGATCGACGGACCGGTGACGATCTACGGCGCCGCCGGGTCGCGCTGGCAGCGGCTGCTGGGATTGCTGCGGCCCGCGCGCGGAAACGGAGCACACCCATGAGGCTATCGCCACATTTTACCCTCGAGGAGATGACCGTCTCGCAGGAGGCCGCGCGGCGCGGATTGTCGAACGAGCCGAGCTACCAGGCGGTCGACAACCTGCGCGTGCTCTGCGAGGAGCTCGAGCTGGTGCGCGAAATGCTCGGCGGGCGCCCGATCATCGTCACCAGCGGCTATCGCTCACCGGCGCTCAACGCGGAGGTGGGCGGCGCCACGAATAGCGCCCACATGCTCGGGCTCGCGGCCGACTTCATCTGCCCGGAATTCGGCGACCCGGTGCGGGTCTGCAACGCGCTCCTCGCCGCGCGAGACATCCGCTTCGATCAGCTCATCCACGAGTTCGGCCGCTGGACTCATTTCTCGATCGTGCTGCCGCTCCAGCGCTGCCGGCGGCAGCCGCTCACGATCTTCAGCCGGACGGAGGGCTATCTCGCCGGAATCCGCGCGGCGCCGGAGGCGCGCGCGTGAGCGAGCCCGAGGCCCCGCCGCGCGATGCGGCGGACCGGCGGCGCCGGGCCACCGACCGCGGCGCGCTCTGCATGGCGGCGCTGCGCGCTTCGCAATTCTGGGATTGGGTCGACAAGCGCGCGATCGACAAGCACATCGTCTCGCTCGCGATCCTCTACGGCACCGTCGAGATCACGCGCTGGGCGATGCACTACGCCGAGGCGAGCGCCCGGCCCGGGATCGAGACGGCCGCGATCATCGCGGCGGTGCTGGTGCCCTACAACGCGTTGCAGGGCGCAGCGATCGGATTCTATTTCAACGCGCGAAAGGGCACCGATGGAAACGCAGGAACCTAAACTCACGACCGAGAAGCTCCTCGACGAGCTCGACGAGCTGCGCGATGGCGAAGCGCGCGCGCGGCGCGCCTTCGCGGCGTTCGCGCGCCGGTTCGATCCGGCCTGGCTGATGCTCGCCGCCGCCGCGCTCAGTGCGCTCTGCATCGGGCTCGCGGTCGCGCTCGCGCTCGGATGAGTGTGCTCTGGTGGGCGCGGATCGTTGCAGCGCTCCTGCTCGCCTCGGGCGGTGCGGCCGTCGTCCTGACCTATCGACACGCGATCGCGGAGGCGCGGGATGCGCGTAATGATCTCGAGCAAGCGCAGCTCAGCATCGCCGGATGGAAGGCCGCCGCCGACTATTGGCAGCGCGAAAAAGACCGCGCCGATCGCGCGATCGGCCAGCGCGACCGCGACCTCGTCCGCGAG